TCCGTAGCTTGCCAAGCGGCACAAAACGCGATAAGAGCGTAAGTCGTTGCCTTAGATAGTTTCAACATCTTTGACCTCTACAGGGGCCGAGGCGGCCTTTTTAGCCGGTTTAGGGGCATCCTCTGGCTCTGGCTCGCCTGTAATCAACGGCATTGGATTAACTGCGTCGACATTGTAGCGATATGGAGCCTTGCGAGCTTCCAGATGTAGATGGGGACCTACGGCGTTTCCAGTTGCTCCGGATAGTCCAATGAGGTCGCCCTCTTTAACAAGCTTGTCGCGTAGGCCTTTGATATTGATTGATGAAAGATGAGCGTAAATTACGCGATGGCTGCCATGCTGGACGATTACTTGCAAGCCGTATGCGCCACCCCAGCCGCCGCCACGTCCGGCATATACTACCTTGCCAGCGTCGATTGCTTTGATTTCGGTTCCGCGAGCTGCACGAAAATCGATACCGGTGTGCCTACCTGCTCGCCATAATTTGCCTTTTTGATCCCATTTGCAAGTGATAAACGGTTCATCTAATGGATAACTCATAGGGCATCAATCTCCTCTTTGCTTAGTCCAAGAGCTGCTAGTTTTGCTAATGCGTTTTCACGCGCTGCGGCTTTTGCTTCGGCTTCGGATTTTCGTGCTAAAGATTCGGCCTTTGATGCCTCGACTTCAATTAACTCGTCCTCATTTAGTGGGCGAATAGTTTCCTCGCCGGTTTCGGCGTTGACTTGTAGTAGGTTCAATATTTCAGTCATTATGAGTTCCTTAATCCGTAGATGCGTACCGTTCCAGTTAAATTAGCAGTTGCGAAAATCTGTATTCCGTCAAAACTACCGGTAACAACGTGACCCCCGTTGTTAGTTGACCCAATCGCCGAACCACCATTATATCGAACGTGATTTCCAAACCATGCGGCGCGGCGAGTTGCAACCTGTGGAGCTGTAATAGTTGCTATGGCTGCGGTAGATTGCTCCCCATTTATACAATAGGCCCAGTTCCAACCCGTAGCGGTTGCCCCTGTAATTGCAGTCCATCCGACGCCTGAACCTTGATACCAACCGTACCATTGGTGAAAATTTGTATTAGTAGTGCCGGCAGATCGCAATTTGGTTAAAACTTCCGTATCGCCTGCGGAAGTGCAATTAAGCATAATTACATAATTTTCGTATGTGCTAGTAAAGACGCCGTCAATATTTGTAGTAGCTGCGGCGGTAATTGTCGTAGTACTTACTAAAGTCATACCACCAGACCCAAGTCCAAAAACCGTCGCGTCAATGGCATCGCCAAGAGCTTCAATCGCAACGGCTCCATCCTTGACGAGATCTGTACTCGTTGGAACCGGCCATCCATAATTCGGGGTAGTTGTTGCCACTATAAATCACTCCATTTCGTAGTTGGATTATACTCTGCCCATGTAACTAATGGCGCGATTTGCAACCATAATTGGTGAGGATAAGTTTCAGTTTGTGCCGAGCATATTAAGTCGATGTATGCTTCGTACCTTGTTAATCGCCAAGAGTATCCCTCTAAATAACCCTCAAAAACGGTCCCAAATACTGCCGGCAAGTCCGAAGTCGTAATGGCCGTACCATTTTCGGCGTCGATCAACGCGTCCCGGGTTGCGTCGGTCACGTTTGGATTGTGCAGGGCAACGGTCAAAGACTCCGGATAGACACGCGGGTAAGCTCTTGACTCTAGGAAATCGTTGGCTTGGGCTTGGGCGTCGGTTGCTTTTTCAAGCGTCGTAGCTCTTGTGCCAGATAACTCACCATAAGACTCGACGGATACTTCGTCTCTGGCGAACTTTTCCTGGTCGTTTTTATAGCTGACGGTTACATCGTTAACAATTTCCGACCATTGGGCGGCGGTTCGTAGGCCCTCGGTTAATAGATCGTCCGTCGTTAGGTTTACAACTGGGGCATTTATTCGAGAGGTGTAATCGGAATAGTGGAGATGCCCGTTTCCTGCCTCGTAAAGTACGCCTCGGCCTGATTGGGCGGTATCTTGGGCGATTGTAAGAGCGTTAGTTATACCGTCGCTGTATGCGGTCAATTCATAATCTCCGGGTTGGTCAACGGTGGTGACCAAGTAATCGACTACATCTTGATTGGTTCCATCAAACGATGCCCATGTTGCAATATTAGACACCGAGGACCAAATCAAGGTAGGCGATACATCGTCCCAGCTTGTTAAAAACGCTTCCGAAAGGATCGCAAACATTCGATCGCCGTCAAATTGCTTTGGATAACCGGTTGCGCCTACAAGTCTTTTGTTTAGCTGGGCCAACGGTCCGACGGCGGTTATTGAATACTCGGCTATGGATCCGGTGTCGCCATATTGCGGCAAGGTTATATCGATGTCTGAAATGATCCCGGAATAGATCATGGCCGTACCGGACGTACCCTTGTCGATGGTGATAGATACCGAGTCCGAAAGGTTTACGTTTAACGGAGTATCCGCCGGGGTCCATAAAACGATCCGAGCGTAGCTTGCCTGGACGGCTTCGATAACGTCTTTTCGGCCTATGTTTATTGAAATGTCGGCGATTGTGTTGTCGGCGTAAGTAACGGCTTCGGCAAAAGTTACGACGGGATTAGGCTGGTAGCTTGTCACAAGATTGCCCCGGTGAAATTGACTTGTTGAGTACGACGGCCCGATTGCTGGAATAAGCGTTCAAGCTGGCGACGTGTACCCTCGGGATCGACGGCCCCGTTGATTGTGATATTGACGTTACCCATTGACGAATTGCGCGTAATCATGCCAGTTTGACCGGTAAATAATTCGGGTCCGTTTTCCCCAACGAGGTAAGTTTGATTGGCAAATACTGGCCCACCGGTGGCGCGCTTTTTCGGCTTTTTTTTCGCTTTTTTTGCAGGTGCTTCGGTGACGGTTGCGGTTGCCGTAATGGCTGCCGGGATCACTAATTGACCATCGACAAACGCAAGTCCAACGGCTGCGGCGGCTGCGATGATTCCGTTAACCATCGCTTGACCTTGTGCGATTCCCGCGTCGTACCATTTTGCCGATGTGGCCTCGGCTAGGCTCGATGCACTAGCTTCAACGGCTGCCACCAATGTATTGATCTCACCGATTGAACTAGCTCCGCCGGCGATTATCTCGTCGGCAATACTTGATCCAACTTCGGCTCCGGCTGCCAAGATGTTATCGATCGACGTCCGGTTAAGTCCAAGTCCCAAAAGGGTCGTAATCTTGCCGCCAAAAGTTTGAGCTGCTTCGGCTTGTTTGCGTAGGGAGTCAATAAAGGATCCCTCGCCCTTATCGGCAAACGCGCTTTGGAAGTCAACTAGGTTGGCAATTGAGTCCTTGACGGATTGGGCGTAGTTTTGTTGTGCTTGACGTGTTGCCTCTAGTTGTCCTTGTACGTCTTGCAGGCGGCTTTGGAAACTTTGTAGACGGTCATTCGCTGCCTTTTCAAGAGCTGCTTCGGCGGCGGCTTGTTTTTTAGCGGCTGCGGCTGCCTTTGTTGATGCTCCTGTTCCAGCATTTGTGGCTAATGTTAAATCGTTAGTAGCTTTTGTTTGGCCTCTACGAGCGTCGACATGGCGTTTGGCAGATAATACGTCGGCTTCAGTTTCCTTGCGTGTCGCTGTGATTGCTCCAGCTACCGCTTCGGACTCCTCGCGGACGGCCTTTGTGTTTTGGTAAAGCTTGTACAAAATGCCCACAAGGATCGCGGCGGCTGCCGCTACGGCTGTAAATGGGTTAGCCAATAGGGCGACGGTTAAAGCTCTGACGCTGCCAATCAATCCCAAAGTAACGGCGTTTTGAGCTGCCTGGGCGATTGTGTAAAGGATAACGGCAGATCTAGATCCTTTGTAAGTTAATTCCGCCAATGTTTGGGCGGCGGCTGCGCTTCCCGTAGCTGCGGCAAGTGTCAAATATCCGAGGCGTAGAGCTGCGGCGACGGCTGTAAAGGCTTGGACGCTAATGGTTAAAGCCTTAAAAGTAAAGTTAAGTCCTACGATGGCGGCGGATAAGACACCGACGGCCACGCCTACGCGGGTTATAACCTCGCTATTTTTGCCGAAAAACTCTACTACCTTGATTAGTTGAGCTAATAGATCTTTGTAAGCTGGCAACAAACCCTCGCCGATTGCGGCTTTAGAGTTTTCAATTTCGGCGGCTAAAATCCTTTGTTGATTGGCTGCCCCGTCGGCTGTACGAGCAAAATCCCCTTGTTGCGTGGTTGTTTGCTCCAAAATAAGAGCGTTACGAGCTAAAACCTTATCTTGATCTGTGAGCTCTTTTGATGTTGCGGCTAGGCCCATCTCCATCGCTTTTGCTTGTACGGCAGACTCGGAAAGTAAAACTCCAAATCGGCGCAACGGTTCGGACTCGCCTCGTAGGCCCGCCGCTAAGGCTGTAATTGCCTCGTCGGTACTTGTGTTATTAAAAGATGCCAAGTCGGCTGCTAGGCCCGTTAAATCGGTGCTAAAGGTGTTTAACTGGACGCCAGTAAGCCCGGCGGATTGGCCCAAGATCGCAAAATTGCCAGCGGCTTCAAGAGCTGCCGTTTGTGATAGTCCAAGAGCTTGATCGGCGGTCGCTGCCCATCCTTGTATTGCTTTCGCGCTACTGCCAAAAATGACATTTGATTTAGAGATCGACTCGTTTAGGTCGGACGCCGATTGGACGACTTTGTATCCGGCGGCGGCCACTCCCGCAAATACTAAAGTCGCTTTACGGCTTAATTGCTCAAGTTGGCCGCCAAACTTTTGGAGCTTCGTTTGGGCGTCGGATAATCCTCGTCCAAGCCCGCTGGTATCGGCTTGTAATAAAATCGTTAACGGACGGCCTATGCCTTTAGTTGCCATTAGTAATCCGATCCTCGGTTCCAGTTGTTAACAATCTTTTCGGCTTCATTGACCCAAGCTGCAAACGCTGGCTCGGCGTAATCATTGTCTGCGGCTTGTGTCCAGCCCGGACGGTTACCTTCGGCCCAAAATTGAGTACGTCCAGATCTAGACAAATACTGGCCCTTAATAGTTCCAAATCTAAGCATATTGGTAGAGGCTCCGCCGGAATACGTCCGATTAGATAAACCAATTTTCACCGATGGGATACGATCTCGACCCGTACGGATAGATCGATTTAACTTATCCGCGTAACTTGGAGCGAAATTAGAGATACTGCTCTTGATTGCCGGGACCATTATTCGGTTGGCAATTTCCTCGGATTTCAATCTCATATCTCGATTAGCAGATTGATCCAAGCCCTTTAAGCCATTTAAGACGTTGCGAAACTCGCGAGGGTCGAGCGTGACGGCTTCAGTTGTTGCCATGCTTAACTCCTTTTATACATCTCGTTTCGTACCTCTAAAATGGTCCCTAGCATTTCCCAATCCAGATCCTCGAGCTCCATCCGGATCGTTCCGTCTACGGCTAAAGCGGCGATGGTTCGTCCGAGGCTGCCGCTTGGGTGGGGTTTGGTTCGTCAATACCCACTAGCTCAATCGACTCTAAGTCGTTGACCCAAGCTTCAAACTTTTCGGATGTCTGCCCGGTGCGGTTTAACACGCTCCAAGCCATCGCCATCAAGTCCTCAAATCCGAGGTTAACTTTGATTTGATCCTCGCCGTCTACTCGACGGACCTCATACAAGTCGGTCATTTTGGATTTAGTAATCCGTTCCCACTTCATAAGGTCCGCCGGTAGCGTGACGATGTTCATTTCGCCATTTTTTTGGTGATTTAGTTTTATGTTGATTTTCATTTTGGTCCTGATCCTCTTGTTATGCTCGGGAAACGCTGCCGTCAACAACTACAAACGATACGGATGTAGTTAGAGCGTCGGTAGCTGCGCCGCCTGCGGTTGGCTGAATTGCGAACACGTCACCGGTAAAGACTGATCCATTTGCATCCATTGAAAACGCGATTGGAGTGTCTGGACCGGATCCAGCTGCATCGAATAGAGCTTCACAAACTGAGGCAGGTGATGTTGAGCCCCAATCCTGGTATAGCTCTACATCTAGTGTTGCTGTGTAATCGATTGTTTTGTATGCGCGACCTGCAAGGGTTTCCAAAACTTGCTGGTTTGGAACGATTGTCAAGGTTACTGATGCTGCGACGTCATTATAAACGTCACCGTCTATGGTTAAGGATAAATCCCGCCCCGTTACATACTCAAGTGCCATAATAGGGCTCCTTAGATAGTGACATCGATGGTGATGTCGGTTGTCAACAAATCGGTAGGTCCGACTTGTGAGATTTTGGGTTGAGTGAAATCGCCTATCCCGATGCCATTAGGCAACTCGACTAAAACGGTTTCGATCATAGTTTCAAGATTAACTAATGCGGCCTGATTGTCATTAGCTGCCACGCATAAGGTGACGTCAAAGTTTCCGCCCAATCGTGGCGAGCTGCCAATCGATTTGATTTCGATGTAAGGCGAGCCCGGGACTAGCACAATACAAGGCGTAGTCATGTTTTCGGCCGGGTAGGCGTAAACGATGTATCCGGTTGCCTCTAGTGCCGTTTTGATAGCGGTCCGAGCGTCTGTAATGTTGCCCATTATCCGACCATGCTACTAGGGTCACGATAGCCCGAAATAAGGCCAGAGACACGCGTAACGAGACTACGGCCCATCCGGTACGGAGTACCCGGAGCGAATGTTGCGTCTTGTGCGATGCCCTGCGCGCTCTGGCGAGCGTTCCATAGGTCGACGGCAATCATTAGCGCGGCTTCGCGTATCTGCGGAATGTTGTCGTAATAAGTTGATTGGCCTTGCAAGATGCAATTACCGTCAGGCTTGTTGACTCTGTAAGTCACGTCGGCATGGGTGATAGTTGCTTGAAATTGATTTGTGAAAACTCTTGTAATCGTGTGGGTTCCGTCAAACGGTGGGCCAACTCTATCGATGGTCACTTGTTGGCCGACGCTATATTCATGAGCTGTACGGGTCCAAAAACGGGCCAAGTTATTGCGGATCTCTACGCCAACGATTGAGGCGTTATGGAAGTTTAGGAAAGATTTTAAGACTAGCTCGGCGGAATCCATGACGCCCTCTAGGGTCGCGTCTGGATAGATGTCGCCCACGCCGAGGACTGCTTTGAAATCCTCTAGATCAATGAGTGACATTTTATTCCTTTCGAGTGGTGTGATGGGGGCCGATCAGGACCAAACGGCCCCCATCACGAGGGATCGACTAGCTGACGGTAATTGCTCGCATGGCTGTCGGGTACTTGTTGGCTAGTGCAACGAAACCGTAGACGGCAATTTCGACCGTCATGGTGTCGATTACGTTAACGCGAACCTGTGCGGTTCCGCTTTCGTAAAATGTTGCGTAAGCACTTGGGTAAGCGAGGATATTAGTTGAGCCGATGTTGTAATCGGTAACTAGATCCAAGCCCATAACGTTGCCGCGGCTGAATACGTTTGTACCGGCTGCGTTAGTTGTTGGGCCTGTTGCGTTGAATAGCGGACGGCCTGCATCGTCAACGTCTGCAAGTAGAGCGGCGTAACGTGACGCGCCAACTAATAGACGGTTTGGATTGAAACGCATAACGGCTGCGGAATCTGCGATCGCGTCGGCAATAGCTGCAACGTAACCGGTTCCACCGGATGCGCCGCATCCTACAATACCCTCGGTGAAAGCGTAAAGATCGGTCTGTTGGGCGTATGATGCCGCAAGTCCGCGCAATAGTTCATCTAGGTAAGACGGGTCGGAACGTTCCAAAAGCTCGATAGATACGCGCTGTTGGCCTGCAAACTTAACTACGTCAACGACTAGATCATCGATTTCGGTAGCTGTGTCGGATGGTGTTCCCAATTCGTCGGTTTCGGCAACGGTTGGAAGTGTCTGCCAACGTGGGATACGGAATGACATACCTGCGGCCGGAAGTGCGCGGCGTTCGATGCTGTCAACGAATGGGCGAGATGAATCGACGACGCCGATGATTTCGCGCATAAACGGAACCGGGATTAGTCCCGAGTTGTCGGATGTTGTTGCTTCACCGGCTGCGGTTACAAAGTCCATCGCTTCGCGGTTTCCGCGCTGCGCCTGAAGCATTTTTGTTGCGTACTGGCCGGCTGTTAATGCTGGCAATTCGCGTGGCTGGGTAAAGATTGGTGAACCAAAAGTCGAGGCTTCGATCTTTGACGCCTCAACTTCGGCAACTTCCTCGATAACCTCGATTGGTTGTTCAGTCATTTCAGTCTCCTCGACTGTCTGGGTTTCATCGTCGGCGGATGCCGCGACTTGTGTTACTCTCGCCTCGGCAAAAGCCGGATTTGTGACGAGAGAGACCTCTACGAGTTCGGCGGCGGTGACGATGATGTTCCCGTCTCTAACCGTATGCTCGATGATGTTGGCCCCGACGGAAATGCCGTCGCGTAGGCCGTCGGCGGCTTCAACTAATACGTCGGAGCCGGCGGTAGTTTGGCTTATTTTCATTTCGCCCATGATGCCGGACGGGTTAGCCGAATGGGATACAAGCTTGCCAACTGGACGGCGGCCGTCATGCTCTAAAAGGACTTTAACGTTGTCGCCAATGTGTAGTGATCCAGCTTCAAAGATAACCGGGCCTAAACTAGTCGATCCGACTGCCCCGAACGGCACAATCTGGCCGAAAATGGTCCGAGTCTTAGAGTCTGCGGCGGTGATTGCGGTACTAAAATCTAGTCTCATTGGATTGGTGTCACTTCCGTTTGGGACGGCGGCGTGATGCCGTTGTCGTTTGATTCCTCGGAGCCGGCTGGCGAAATGTCAATAAACTCTCTAGCTTCATCTCGTGTAATGATCCCGGAGTCGTAAAGCTTAATCGACATCTCTACGCGTTCGGCGGCGTTGCCTCTTAGGAAATCGTCAAGATCAAATCGGACGATCTGATTACGCGGAGTTACGTCGTCCATCGATAGACGATCCTCGATGACGGTTAAGTAGTTGCGGAGACCGAAATCCACCAAACTGCGCCTCTCGGAGGCCACGTTGCTATATGTCGCGCTTGCGTTTTCGGCGTTCAAATACCATGCAAGGATGCCCATTAGGCGAGCGATTTCACTTGATAAGTGTTGACGAGCTTCGACGAGCTGCATTTGAGCCGAGTCCATGCCAACGACTTCAAGCTTGATCGGTCCCTCAATGTAAGCGGTTGAACGTTCGCGGCGAGCCCGGCGGAATGTGTCCATAACTGCCGATACCTGATCGGACGGTAGGTTCATACCCTCATTTAGTAAAACCATTTGAGGGACCGGCTCGGATGCCATGTTATAGGCCGCTTGTTCAAGAGCAATAGCCGAGGAAATAGTCATCCCGCCCCGAGCTAACACGCCCTCATCGATCGCATTGAAAACTATAAGACTGTTTAAGCCCGAGGACGGGACGTTTTTGGAGTCGACCTGATAACCGGTTATAAGTGTGCCGGAAGAGTCGATAGTAGCTTGTACGCGACGGGGATCGATGCGACGCGCTCGGAATGGGCGACCATCCTCGGGAGACACGTCTAAAACTTGTAAGTAGCCGACGCCGTAAAAGATTAGATCGTCAACTAGCCAAGTAATTGTATTTACACGCGGGAGAGCTGGATCAGGCTGGACGATTAAAGTCCGATTGTTAATGTGTGCGCCGGTGATCTTGTTGTAAGACTCCATCGGGATCGTACCGATTGAGCCGGCTAAGATGTTGCGGCTTCGAGCGATAGCCGGGACCGTCATGGCCTGCTCTCGGGTTGCGTAACGTAGGTTAGGCAACTGGCCCGGGAAGCTGAAAAGGTTTTCCATCTCTCGGGTAAATCCGGCGGATGACTTGACTTCCATTTGGCGCAAGGCTGGCTCTGGATTGGTTAAACGTACTGCGTTCAAAAATCCCACAAGGTTATCGCATCACGTTAAAACACTTAACGCAAATAATGGGACGATGTGTTGCGAGTCGTTACATGAAAATACCGGTAGGGCCAAGATCCCACCGGTATCGATTTTATATTAGCCGACATGGGTGACGATTTGAGTCCGGGGGACTTCCGCGTGTCCGACTGCTAACACAAGAGCGACGGCGGCGGAGATGGGACTCTGACTAGCTCGGCGAGCGATACGCCAACCACCATCCGAGGCCGGACGTCTGGCACAAGCAACAAGATGGTCTCTGAGCTCTGACTGGCCGGCATGGACCAAACGTTCGGCGTTCATGGCCGACGCGGTGACGTCGCATAGTGTGGCGAAATAAGCCGAGCCCCAACTATTTTCCTGCATACGGATCCCGGCCTTTTGTAGATGCGGGGCAACAAATCCCGCCGTTGCTGGATCATAGGCAATTTGTCGCGCTTTGTATTGTCTAGCCAAAACGGCGATCTCCGACGCTAACTCTCGCTCGCCGATCGCGTTTTCCTTTACCCAACGATGTAAAAATACGCGTAAGCCGTCCGGATGCTCTTGGGCCGATACCAAATAAGCTTCGGTCCGGTTAAAGGTTAGATCCAGACCCATCCAAGTCGGCAACGTTGGATCCATAGTCAAATTGAGATCAAGGCCATTATCAAAAGCCTCGACGTTGAACGGACTGTCAAGAGCTGCCCGCCATCTGCATAAACTTTCGGTCTCGAATACGTCGGCGGAGTTGCGGTTAAACGAATCCTCTAGATCCTGCTCGTTGATTAGATGCCCGAGTGATGGATTAGCTTGACGCCAACCTTTACGATCCGAGATCTTTAGTTCCGGAGCTGCCGACCATTCCCAATAACCAAAACGCTCGGAATTGGCAGACATGGCCGAATCTCGGAGCGTATTGAGTACGACGGACGTATCATCTCCCGCGTTCGAGCTGGTCCATAGTTGAGAGTTTTTTCGGGCTCTCAAAGTAGGTTCAGCGGCTGCCCAAGTTGCCGGGCTGATCTCTCTAAGCTCATCGATGTAAAGCAAATCTAAGGTCTTACCTCGGGCCGCTCTTGGCGTGGCGGAAATGATGTCGAGGCGTCGGATGGTATTACATCCCGGCGGGCAGGGGTTGGGATGATGCTCACACCAAATCTCTAGACGCTCCTCGCCATGCGATCGGTTTTCCCTTTTGAGACGATCCCGGAGCCAAGATTGTGAGTTAATAACGTCGACTATGTTGCCCATCGTTTCGAGGCTTTGTTTTCGGTCTTGTGCCATGATCCCGATGCGCTTTGTATTAAAGACGTACATCGAGGCCAAAAGTAAAGCTCGGACCGTAAACGTTTTTCCGTTTTGTCTTGCGATGATCAGGTTGCAAGTCTTTCGCCGAAAGTTCCCGGACTCGTTTACCATTAGCCCCTGATCGAGGACGTATTTTTGCCAATCAAGTAGAGGCTCGTTTGCCATTTCCATCAGTTGACTTGCTAGGGGTCCGAGGCTTGGCCCGCTTAGGGGTAGCGTCTCCACTCGGGGCTTTGACGATCCGTAAGTAGGCTTCGGAGAGTGAGTTGACATCGGTATCCTTAACGGCTGTCGTAGGTTGATCGGATCGAGATTTCGGAGTCATGTGTAAAGAGTCCATGATTGAGTGGAGTCTAGATAGCAACGGGGCCAAGTCTTTAGTCTCACCGGCATCGAGTAACGAGTCGCATAAACGAGCTACACGCAACAAAGTGGCGACGGCCCCATTATCGGCAGGTTTCAAATATTCGCCGTTATTAGCTAAAGCGATCCGGCAATTATTTTCAATGGTTGGAAGCTTTTCGGAAGTATCAGGCATTAGGCGGACCAATTCGTTTCAAAGGGGAGAGATTATCGCC